CACACGTTCGTCAGCCTCTGCCTGCACTCGGGCATGACGATCCCCGAAGTCAGCCAGGCCGTCGGTCACGCGAACGCGACGATGACGCTGAACCGGTACGCGCACGTGTACGCCGAGTCGCAGCACGCTACGCGCCAGACGCTCGATGAGGCCATCCGGGCTGTACGAACTCGGCGAGCGGCGAAGCGTCGACACGCGGAGCCCGCTCTGGCTTAGGCGCGCGCGCCGGCGCGATCTCGGTCGCGTCGACGCGATACACGCTCCCGATCCGGACGGCGCTGATGTCGCCGCGTCGGATCGCGCGGCGGATCGTCTCCGGATGAACACGCAGCTGCGTCGCGGCCTCTTCGACGGTCAGCAGGCTCGTCATGACGAGTACCCCACGCTGCACATCCGGTTCGCGTCGCACGTGGAGCACGCCCACGGGTGCAGGACGCCATCGACGGGCCACTCCTCAAACGGACCACGCTCCTCGTAGAGTCGCTGGATGCGCTCAAGCGTCGCCGACGCGAGACCGAGCGCCTTCCCGCTCACGCGCGCGTCGTACGGCACCGCGAGCGCGGCGCTCGTGATCAGGATCGGCGTCTTCGACTTCACGAGGACGTGCCACTCGACCGGCTTCGGGATCGCGGCCTGGTAGAGCCACGCCTGCACCTTCCACGAGCCCGTCGGGACCGTCACCTTCTTGCTGCTCGTCTTGACTTCGACGAGCTGCTGCTCGGCTTCGAGATCGACGAACCCGATGATCGGCGTGTCCGAGTCGGCGACGCGGATCTCGATCCGCTTCTCCGTCTCGACGGGCTTGATGTGCGTCGGCCGCTCAGCAGCGTAGACCTCGATCAGCTCGCGTGTCTGCGTGGTGATCTCGTCGACGTCCGCGTGGTCGGCGACGTCGAGGCCGCCGATCAGGCTCGTCGCGGTCTCGATTGCGGAGTCGACGAGCGTCCGCTTCGACGGCTTGTCGTCGCGCAGTCGCGTGTACATGTCCGCGATGCCGGCATGGACGCCGCTGCCGACCGCGAGCGCGCTCGTCGCAGGACCACGCGTGCGAAGTAGGTACCGGTGCCGCCACGCTTCGGGACACGTGATCGCGAGCTGCAGGCTCGAGAAGCTGAAGTGATCCGGCATCGTGCCGGTCTCGAATGCTGGCGCGAGGTTCGTCAGCATCAGAACGGCAGGTTGTCGTCCATCACCACCGTCGTCGTCGCCTTCGCCGCCGCGGTCGGAGCGGGCGTCGTCTTGGTGGTTGCGGGATGCTCGAGCGGCTTCGGCTTGATGTCCCACGCCTCGTTGCCGCTCTTCGTCGTGTACTTCCACAGGTAGATCGGACCACCAGGCTGGCCCGGCGACGCGTTCAGCAGCGCGAGCATGCCGTGCGCGAGGCGCTCGCGATGCTCGGAATGCGTGAACGCGAGCAGTCGCGTCTGATCGCGACCCCACGGCTCGGCCTTGATGTGGAACACCGTCTGCGCGCCGTACACGCCATCCGTGTTCGGCTCGACGTGGTACACGTACATCGGCGTCTGCTCGAGGTAGAGCTGCTCCTTCTCGCTGGCGGACACGAACGTGCCGCCGCTTGCCTGGTCGAACGCAGTGGTGAGGTCGATCGCGCTCACGTGGTCTCCCTTGTCTCGGCCTTCTTGGCCTGTCGGTGTGCTTCGCGCTCGCGCTTCTTCGCGAGCTTCGTCGCGCCGCGCTCGAGGCGACGCTTCTTCGCCGGCCACGCGTCCTGCTTGCGGAGCATGGTCTTGCGGTTGTAGTGGCCCCCGTTCGGCACTAGCGCGTCTCCTGCGACTGGATCGTGCGCGTCTCGAGGAACCGGTATCCGAGCTGCGTGATGACCCACCTGCCCGGCGAGCGATTCGGCGCCCACGACGCGTACCCGTGCTTCTTCAGGCACACGCCGAGCGGGCACTTCGGATCGGTCAGGCGGAGCGCGCTGAGACGATTCTCCTGAACGAGATCGTTCAGCGCGTCGCGCAGGTCATCGTCGAGTGGTGTTGGCGGCTGCGAGCCCCCACGAGTCGCCCGACCAGTGTGGAGGCTCGCAGCCTGATCCGCGCCACCGTCGAGAGGAGGGAACGATGCTGCGCGGAGTGCGTTGTGTTCGGATTGCATGACGTGGTTGTCCGCAGTAGGTCGGGGTGTGAGTGCGGACGCTAGTCACGTCATGAGTACCATGTCAAGACATGTTGGGGATGACGCGGCGGAGGAGCTGATCTACCCCTAGACGCGGCTCCGTCGCTTGTGCTTTGATGCGACGCGTGCCGCGCAGAGAAACAGACCGGACGCTCGCTTTGCTGATCGGTCAGCGCATCCAGATCGCGCTGCGAATGGCGGATCTCACGCAGACCGACGTCGCGATGATGACCGGCACCGCGCCGAGCATCGTCAATCGCTGGTGTCGTGGCGCGAGCATGCCGAGCGCCGAGGGCCTCATCAAGCTCTCCTGGAGTCTCGCCGTCTCGACCGACTTCCTTCTTGGTCTGACCGATGAGGGTCTCCCCACGCTCGAGCCCCCGCGAGATACGCGTGTCGACGAGATGGCGGACGCGTTGGCAGAAGACAGGCCGCCTCGCTCAGCTCGAGCCAGCCGGCGGCGACCCTGATCGCGAGTCGGTAGATCTGCCGATCCCTCGTCATGCGCGCGACGCTAGACCGCGACGCGACGTTTGTCAACGATTGTGACGAGTGATCCTGCGGATCTGCTCGTGCGACACGCCGGCCCGGTCCGCGATCTCGCGCAGCGTCATCCCCGTCGCTCGAGCCGCTCGGATCGCGTCGACAACCTCGCGTTGAGCAGCGCGCAGCGCGACCACCGCAGCATCGAGCCGATCACCAGCATCCCTCATCACGTGACAGGATAGTCGGCGCTTAGTGTCGCGACGTGTCGTCGACGAGCAGCTGCACATCCGCAGCATCGAGATTGAGCTCGCGCGCGATCTCGTCGACGCTCATCCCCTCCGCCAGGCACGCGCGCGCATGGTCGGCGAGATTCGCGAACGAGTCTCGGACGCGCTTGATCGCCTCATCGCTACTCGTCATAGGTCACATAATGTGACACACGACTGGGTGCTCGGCGAGGCGAGTCGTCGAGGAGGGTTGAGCGGTCGGCGGGTCGTCAGCGCCGACCGCTCCTCCTCATCATCCGCTTTTTGACGGTCTTGTCAAGACAACCAAGTAGAAACTCGCAAGCGGATCAGTCGAGCCAGATGACGTACTCGGCCGTCACGCGACCCGCGACCGGATCGACGAAATGCAATCGCTGACCCGGCCGGCCTCGAGCACCGACGAACTCGCGCGCATACTCGCTGCCCGACTCCGTCGACGGCGTCACGAACACGCGCCCCCCATTCGCCATCGTCAGCTGCATCACCTGATGAAAGTGGCCCATGTACATGTCGTCGAACGGTTCCGTCACGCCCGACGACCACGCGATCGCCTTCCGGCTGATTCCGAACGCGGGCACATTCCCTCCGAAGCTCTTGATCTGATCGCCATGCACCAGCAGCGCGCGATACGCGCCGATCTCCGCGATCTCGTACCACCCAGTCGGCTCGTGCCACACAAGCCGATCCGTCGCGGCGAGTCGTTCGCGCGTGATGCGATACAAGACGCGATCCCAGTTGTCGCCGCGCGGATTATCACCCTTGCGTCCGATCCGCCCATGATTGCCCGCGACCTCGTACACGTCGACGCGCGCGAAGTCGGCGAGCAGACTACGTAGCGCCTCCTCGATCAACCGGCTCGCGGTGAAGACCTGGCTGAACGCGGTCGAGTCGACCTCGAACGCCTGGCCCGGAAAGACCGTGATGCCTTCGACCATGTCGCCGCCGAGAAACACGACGATCCGATCGACGGGGTATGCGGCGCGCTGCAGCTCAGCGAGACGCAGCGTCTTCTCGATCGTGCGCCTGACGCGCTTCTCGCACACGCTCGAGTCGTACGAGTCGGTGTGCTTCCCGAGCTGCCAATCCGTCAGGTGCAGCACGCACGCGTGCGCGTCACGCTTCTTGGTGACTCGAGGCGCGCGAATCGGCTTCGCAGCGCCTACGATCAGCGCGGCTTCGCGCGCGCCTCGCTCGACCGCGTCGACGAGATCCTCCGTCCGATGCTTCGCCGCGGCGAGCTGACGCTGCAACCGCTGACACGTCTTCTCCAGCTCGACGTACCGCTGCTCCGCGTCGAACTCGTTATCGCTGACAGCCACACACGCCTCGCCGATGCGCGCCAATGCTCTTCCCCGTCGGAGTCACCGCGTAGCCGCGACGATTCAGCACGTTCGCGATCGCAACATTCGTGAACAACGAATCAGCGAGGGCCGCGTCGAGCTCGCCCCGATCCTTCTCGTCGAGGTCGCGGAGGATCTTCCCGATCGGGCACCGATTCTGCTTCCGCGCAGCCTCTTCGGCTCGGATCTCATCCAGCAGACTCGCCACCACTCGGCCCTCCTCGTTGAGCTGACTAGGTGATCTCGAACGTGAAGCAGACCTTCGACAGGTCGGCGTGCACGTTCACTCGGACCGCGTCGCTCGAGTTGCCCTCGACCGTCACGATGCCCTTCTTGCCCGGATCGAACGTCTTTCCGCTCGCGGTCACCTTCTCGCCAACCTTGCCGAGCGCGATCCCGATGTGCTCGGGCGTCCCCGACCCGTCCCAGCAGAACAGCACCATCGTGCCCTTCTTCAGCGTGTTCTTCGACACCGCGCGCGCACCATACGAGCCAGTGCTGGCGATATCACGCAGCGTCGGACAGTAGAGCGCGTTGAAGCGGCCCTGGCGGAGGCCGTACGCGGCCGTCTTCGAGCCCTCGCAGAGCGCTGCCGTCATCGCGGACTGCGCGCACCACGGCTGTCCCATCCGCACGAGGTACTCGGCGAGACCAAGGTCACGCGACACGCGCTGCAGCTGCGGCACGACGTTGCTGCCCGCAGGCACCTCGACCCATCGGCCAGGCATCCACCACGACACCATCCGATCCGCGGCTCGAGCACCGACGGGCTGATTCTTCTGCTGCGCGCGGATCTTCGCGCGAACACGCATCGCACTCGTCGGCTCGGCCTTCCCCGACAGGTACGCGGCGAGGCGCGCGCCGAACGTCGCCTGGCACTCGGTCGCCTTGTAGCCGAGATCCCACTTCGCCTGCTTCGCCGCAGTCGCCGTCACGGGCCCGAAGTCCGAATCCACATCCTTCTTCGCGAGGTACCCGTGCTGCGCGAGCAGCTGCTGCGCGGCTTTCACATCCGCACCCTTCATGTGCGGACTGGTGAGCACGAGCGTCTTCATGCGACGCGCTGCGGATCGACCTTCAGGTATCCGGCGAGGAACGTCACGATGATCGTCACCGCGCCCTGCACCTCGACCGGGACCGTCACGCTCGTGAACGATTCGACGCCCCAGCACACGAGGCTCGTGATCGCCACGGCCAGCGTCGCCGCCGTCACCTTCGGACTGATACCACTCATCCTCGTACTCCCTTCGCGTAGTACAAAAAGCCTACCAAGCAGGGGATGACGCTCTAGTACTAGAGCGCGCTCGTAAAGTGCAAGAGGATCGTCGTCGTGACGCTCGCGGCGGCGACGACGAGTCCACTCCATGCGACGATGCTGCGGCGCGACATCTGCGTCGACACTTCGGCTCCCTGCCGATGCGCCTCCGCCGTCTCGAGCTTTCGCAGGCGTCCATTCAGATCCTTGCGATACCCGTGCACCTCGTCGCGGAGATCCGCGAGCATCGTGTAGAGCCGATCGACGTCCCCCGCAGTCATCGCACTACGAGTTTCGGCCAACCCACGAGAGTGTGAGGCGCGTCTGGCCATTTGTTTCGCTGGCGTTTCCACCGAGGATGTACGCCGACCCGCCTGTGAACGTGACGCGAGCGCCGATCTGATCGCCACTTGTCAGGTAGAGCAGTCCGGACACATTGATAAAGGCGTCGGTAGAGGTTCCCGTGTTCTCCATCTCTAGGACCGCGCTGCCGTTCTTGAGAATGCCTCCCCTGACGCGCGTGACGGTCGCCGTGGCAGTCACATACGAGACGAAACCAATGAGATATAGGCCGGTCGTCTGCACGGTCACGTACGTCGGAGTCGACGCATTCCACATGCCGTCATTGTCGGACGTCGTATCCGACGCCGACCACGAGATCGCCGCCTGATTGGTGTACGAGCTGAGGTTCGTGCTGCGATAGACCTTGACCATCGCCGGCACGACGAGGTTGTTGACGGCGGTCGATGCGACGTTCAGCTGGGCGGCGGTGAGGACGCTACCGGCGGTGAAAGTCGTGACAGTGCCGTACGTCTTCGCCATGCGCTAGATAGTACTAAACGCTAGTACTAGAATCCGAGCACCACGCTCGGATCATTCAGCTTGCCGTACACGGTCGAGTCGAGAATCAGCGCGACGCCGTACGTCGCGGCGAGGCGGAATCGGACCTGGTGCGAGTCGGGTCGGATGTCGTGCTCGATGCCGATGATCTCGCAGTTTTGGCGAATCTGCGGCGCGGTCGAGATACTCGACGAGGCTACGGTCGTCTGGCCGAGCGCTGCACCACCCGTCATCGCGCGACGCTGCGCGGGGCTCTGATTCAGCACCTGCACGCTCGCGACGGTCCCCGCGCTCGTGTACGCATCCGTCGTCGTCGTGACCGGATTCGGCGTGAACTTCACGTTCACGACGTTCGTCAAGTCGAGTGCGAGGATCTGCGCCTGCTGCGCCGCCGACAACGAGGAGAGCTCGAGCGTGATCGTGTCGAATCGCAACTCGGGCTGGCCGTACTGGCCGACGAGATAGTTGGCGAGCGCGAGCGCGTTCGCATCCGTGTCCGTCAACAGGCCCGACTCGTCGAGCGTGTTGATGCCGTACAACGCGATCGAGTCCGTAGCGCTCGCGGTCTGCGTCACACCACCCGCGCGCGTCACATTCACCCGGTTGTAGAGCAGCTCGGTCCCGTACGCGACCTCGACACCCGTGTACGGAATGCCCGTCCCATCATCCGCGAACGTGACACTGCCAACGACGCTCGCCGTGTTCCGATCCTTGAACGTCGCCGATCCCGCGCTTGAGATGAAAAACGAGCCGGCCTCCGTCATCTCGACGAGCTGCAGGTACTCGAGCGCGTTCGTGTTCTGCGCGATCACGTCCGCCTGGAGCGTCTGCTGCCCCGTGTCGATCGCGCGCGCCGCGGCCGGCCACGCGACCTCGCTCTTCGACAAGACGCTGCTGATCCGCGCACCACTCGCCTGACTCGTCGCCGTCGCCAGCGCGAGAACCTGCTTCGACAAGACTGCGAAGCCGTCGACGCAGACCGCGACGGCGTCCGACTGGCCCGAGATGTCGTACGACAGATTCCAATCGTCGACGAGGCCGCTGAAGACGAAGCTGCCAGCCGCGTAGATATTCATCTGCTTACGCGGCACGATGTTCGGATAGAGCGGACTCGCGCTCTGCGTCGGATCGAACGTGCGATCCTGATTCTTCAAGACGATCGTCGCGCTGCCAGTCTGGAACCGGTCGAGCTCGCGACTACGCCCACGACTGATCGTGACGCTCTTCGCGTACGCGCTGATGTCGGTGTACCACGTTCCGCCGAGCGTGTACGAGACGCCGTCCAGCACGCCGCGCGTCGGATCGTCGAGGACGAAGTACGAGTTACCGAACGTGCTCGGATCGAGACCGAGCTGGACGCTGAGAGTCGGCGTCGGCATTAGGCGCTCGCGAAGACGGGCCCGTTGCGTCGCTCATACGTCTTGATCGCCTTCACGACGACACGACCGAGCTCGTTCGGATCAGTCCCCACGCCCGCGTTGATCGTCACGTAATAGTTCGTGTCGCCGACCGCGTCACCGAACGCCTTCCGCATCATCACCGCAGCACGATCACTCGACAGCGGAATCACCGCCTCAGCGCCGGCCTCGCCCGCGACAACGCGACGACCCGTCAGGATGCCACCAAGCGCGAGACCATAATCACTCTTCGCCGGCTTCGACCCGATGATGCTCTTCAACGTGTCGTTCGCCTTCGCGATCGCCGCCGAGCTCGCATCCGAGTCCTTCAGCGTCTTGATCTTGTCGCGCTGACGCGACACGCGCTCCTGCCATCGGCTGATCGCCTCGCGGTACGCGGCTCGAGCACTCGCCGTGACCGGCCCCTCGTTGAATCCGCCAGGCATGCCGATGTCCGGCAGGATGCCGAGACCCGACAGTCCCGCGATGTTCGTGATGTCGAGTGCCGCGTTCTTGATCGTCTTGTATGCCAGGCTGAACGCCTTCGCGAACGCGACACCCATCCCCGTGCCCGTGTCCTTCCCGACGATCTTGTCGAGCTCGGCCGCGAACGTCTTCGCGCTCATCTTCCCCGCGTTGAACGACGCGACGAGATCGTCGATCTTCTTCTGGTTCGCCTTGTTCGCGTCGTCGACGGCGCGCTGCCTGAGCGTCGACTCCTTCTCGTAGAGGAACTGGTCAAGGTCGAGCTGGGCCTGCGCGTACTCGGCGCTGCCCTTCGTCTGCGCGGCGAGGTTCGCGCGCAGCTGCGACTCGGTGAGCGCGAACTGGCGATCCTGCAACCCGCGACCCTTCGCGTCGAGCTGCGCCTGCGTGCCAAAGCCGGGCCCGGTGAGCTTTGCCTGCGTCGCCTCGCTCAGCATCCCTCCGAGCGACGCTCCGAGACCAGCGAGATTGCCGCGCGCCATGTTGATCGCGGCGCGCACGTCACTGGTCAGGATGCGCGCAGTCGACTCGGGATCGAGCAGGCGCTTGCCCTGACGGACGCCTCCGCTGATCGCGCTCGCGATCTTCGAGCCGACATCGCCGAGTCCGGGAATGTTCGACACCCAGTCGAGGATCTTCTGACCGACCTCGAGCGGATGCGACTTGATGTACCCCTCGATTCCCTCGAGGACGCCACGCATCAGCTCAGCGCCCTTCTCGCCTGCCCACTGAGCGATGTACGTCGGGTTCAACAGTCCGTTCAGGATCTGCGCGACTCGACGAGTGCTGATATTGACGTCTGTCGCTCCGCCGAAGATGCTTGCCGCGAGGTTCCGACCGAGGCGCCGACCGAGGCCGCGCAGCTGAACGTTCAGCTTCGCGTCGACCGACTCGACGAAACGAATGACCTGCTCGTTCCCTGGCGGGATGAACTCGACACGCACGCCACTCGTCGGGCTCCGGATCGTCTTCAGCTGCGGCTGCGTCCACCACCTGTAGAAACGCTGAATCAGACTGCCGGCTGACTCGAACACGAAACTCAGTCGCGCCTGGAATCCGTCTCGCGCGCTCAAGTCGCGAACGAAACTCGCGACGCTTGTTGCCGCGTTTGCGAGCGTCGGCATGAAGATGCTGACCAGATCACTAGCCATGTTCCGGAACGTCTCGCGCGCGATCGCGAGCTGCCCCGGAAGCGTTCTGCCGTACGCAGCCGCCGACCCGCCAACCTGCGTCTCGAGCTCGTGCAGGATGATCTTCTGCGCCTTCATCACGTCGCCCGACTCGACGAGCGCCTTGATCGTCTTCTTCTGATCCTCCGAGAACTGGATACCGACGCGACTGAGCGCGGACAGGCCCTTGATCGGATCGTTCAGCGCCTTCCCGACCAGGATCGCGCTCGAGTTGAGATCCTTATGGAACGCGACCGACAGGTCCGCGGTGATCCTGGTCGCCTGCGAGAAGACGTCATTGCCCTTGCCCGTCTCGTTCCGGATCTTCGTGAACGTGAGGAGCAGGTTCTCGGCGCTCTTGACGGCCTCATCATCCATGCCGCTCTTGTTCATGATCGACGTCGCGAGCTCGTCGATCTGCTTCGCGGTGACGTGCGCCGCGCCACCGGTCGACTTCAGCACGGCCGCGGTCTGCGCGCTGACCTTCTCCGCCTGCACGAACTCGTCGACGCCGACTCGCATCGTCGCGACGAGCGCGCCAACACCAGCAGCTCCCGCGGCGATCAGTCCGACTTTCGCGAGCGAGCCGAGGCTCATCTCAGCGCCGCGAATCTTCCTCGTCAGGCCGCTGATGTCAGCGTCGATAGGAACGATGACAGCCACTAGCGACGCACCCCAGCGCGCTTACGCAGCTCCTCGTTGATCGTCTTCTCCATGTCGCGCTTCGCGCGCTCAACGCTCGCAGTCGTCGTGTCGCGATGCTTCTCGACCGTCGGCCACATGTAGCGCGATGCCTGACCGAATCGACTCGACAGGTTCGACGCGAACACGTTCGGACGCTTCCGACCCGCCAGGTCGAACATCTGGCCCGCCGCGTCATTCTGTCGAAGCGCGACGAGCGCGCGACGCCCCGTGAATCCCTTCACGCGCTTGCGCTGAACGATGATCCCGATCTTCCGCTTCGCACTACCCGAATCCCACACCGGCGACGCACTACCACCCTCCGTCGACGGCTTCTTCGACCCGTACCGAAGCGCACCACTCGACGACGCACTCGACGACGACGCGACCCACCGACTCAGCGGAGGCGACGACGGGATCGAGCCCTTAGCAGCCTGCGCGACCGGCTTGAGATCATCCTTCATCCGCTTGCGCGCCTCACGAACAAGCACCGGGTCGATCTTCTGCAGCGTCTCCAACGCGTGATTCAACCCGATCGGTTTGGTACTAGAAGCCACGAATCACCCGCACGTCGATTAGACGTACATAGTACCCGACAGCATCCGAGCGCCTCTGGTACTAATCCTCGCTCGAGGCCTGCACGTTCCGCCAGTGAATGTACCGCAGCATCGTCTCGATCATCCGATCACTGCTCTGCAAGAGCAAGCTCGGAGCGATGCCGGTCTCTACTGCGAGACCAGCGATGAGCCAGTGCTTGGAGGACTCTCCAAAGGGACGATCTCCTCCGCCTCCTCACCCGACAAGTCCTCGAGCGTGCTCGTCCACTCCATGTACGCCAGAGTCGTCTTCCCGAGCCGCTGCAGCGCGTGCCACGCGAGCCACGACAGGTACGACACGCGCGGCGCGTCCGCGATCACGCTGATCGGCAGGTTGAACTCCTGCTCGAACGCGACCATGTCGACGATCTCGCTCGTCACGAGAATCGGCGCCGCAGCGTCCTTCGTCTTGATGTTGAAGCTGATCTGCACGATAGACCCCTTCTACGCCCCGTCAGGGGCTATGCGGCTTGGTTAGGACGTCGCCTTGGTGATGGCGCCCGAGATCGGCCAGGTCTGGCTCGACGTGGCGAGATCGCCGACCGCGCCGTTGACCGGGTTCCACTCCGTCACGAGGACCGAGAACGTGTACGACGGATTCGCGGTCGACACGGCCGACCCGTTCGGCTTCACGACCATCGTGACGGCAGTGCCGCCGACGAGCGGGTAGACGAGACCCTCGACGGCCGAGTAGTCCTGGTGCACGTCGAGCTGGACCTTGTTGTCGATCAGGCCGGCGACGCGCGTGCGCGCCGTGTTGCCGAACGCGGTCGTCTCGACCTCGTTGACGCTGGAGGTGACCGTGATCTGGCGGACGTAGCTCGAGATGTCGGTGCCGGCGAGCGTGACGTTCGCGTTGGTGAGTACGAGCTTTGCCATGACTTACGCTGTCTCCGCGAGGGTAGTAGAGTCCGTACCAGCAAGTGCTGGAACGCTTGTAGATTCTACAACAGCGTCCACCCGCTCCCGCTGCTTTTTGGTATTCGGCACGATCCACCCGATCTGCACGAGATGCGCCTCGTCAGTCAACTCGCTCGCCTTCACGATCTCGCCAGCCTTCTTGCCATTGACGAGCAGCGGCGCAGTGATGATGAACTCGCGACTCACGCGTACACCACGAATCGGAACTCGATGTAGAGGTACGTCGTGTCGCCCGCCTCGATCGAGCTGATGTGCGTCGCTGATTCGCAAATGCTCGCCTGCACGACACCGCCGAGCGTCGGATCAGCTTCGAGCGCGGCCGGCACGCCATTCGGCGACAGGTACGCGTCGAGGCTGCGCTGCGTCGCGCGATCCGTCTGGCGTCCGACGATCACGCCGATCCGGTACGTCTGCGTGACCATCCCGCCGCGCATCGCGTCGTGATAGTCGACGCTGTCAAGGATCGGCCACGCCATCGGCGGATTGACCTGATCCGGCTGATAGTCGTAGACGCGCAGGCCGCTGATCGTCGCGAGCGCGGTCCCGATCGCGCTCTTCGTCTGACTGATCGTCGCGCTCACTAGACGAGCGTGACCATCTTGCGGTACGGATCGACGAGCATCGCGACGTCCGGGTCGATCGCGCGCGACACGCGCATCACACCCATATCTCCGAAGCCGGCGACGCCGAGCGGCGAATCGAGACGCTTGTAGAGTCGCGACGCCTGAATGATCGTGGCCTGCTCGACGACCTTCGGGACGCTCGACCAGCCCCAGTTAGCCGTGACCTGCACGAGCGCCTGCTGCCCATAGTTGGTCGACAGCGTGGGGAAGAAGTAGCGGCCGACGGCGCGGAGCCGATCATACGACCAGGCTGATCCCTCGATGATCGCGTTCAGCGGCTCGAGCTGGACATCGACGGGCGTCGCGGTCCCGCTCGGCAGGTTCCACGTGACGTCGAACACGCCGGGCGTCAGCACGCTCGACTTGAGCGTGTAGAGCGTCGTGAAGTCGTCGACCATGCAGAAGTACGGATCACGACTCGTGTAGACGCGAGTCGCGGAGCCCTGATTCCAAAAGCTCCGATTGCAGTACCCGTCGATCAGACGAGACGCGGACTCGACGCTGCCCTCGAGGAGCGTGTCATCGACGGTGTCGGTGATCCGGAGCGCGGCCTTCACCTGCGCGAGCGTGCAATAGCCATTGGTGATGCTCACAAGTAGATAGTACCAATACGCCTATCTGGGGAAACTCAGGTTTGCACCATGAAACCGGTAGAGCCAGGTGTGTTCTTGTACGCACGCGAATCGAGCGCCATGATCGAGTGCGCGGAGCCAGAAGTCGTGATCCTCGTACCCGCTGCGCGCGTGCGCGTCCCACCCGAGCTCGACGCAGAGGCTCGTGCGGATCAGCGTCGTCGCGGGGATGTAGTTGACGTGCCGGAGTTTCGTCGCGTCGAACGGCTCGTTGACGCCGAACCCGTCGCGGCCCTCGACGTCGCAGTACGAGTAGACGATGTCCGCGTCGGTCGTGTGATTGGCGAGGCGCTCGAGATGCTGCGGATACATGATGTCGTCGTCGGCGATCTGCGCGACCCACTCGCAGTCGGCAGCGACGAGACTCGGAAGCATCCGGTTCAGCATCGTCGCGACGCCGACGCGCTCGTGATCTACGCCGATCGCGTGAATCACTGGACGAAGCGTCTGCTGCTCGACGCGACGAATGCACTCAGCACGAAACTCGTGCCGCTCCGGCAAGCTGACCGTGACGACTCCGATCCTCATTCCCACACTCCGCGCTCGTTTCCCACGTCAGGAGCGTTCGGCCCACCTGGCGCGCAGCTCGTCTCGCTGTCTGCACAGCTCTGCCCACGCCTCCCACACGCTCTCGCCGAGCATCGCCTGCGAGTACTCGCTCGACAGGTCGGGCGCCTTGTGCGTATTCGATCCGATCAGCCTGGCCGGCGAGCCCGCGACCTTGCTGAATGGCATCACGTCACGCACGGCGCTCGAGTTTAGCCCGATCATCGCGGACTCGCCGATGATCGTCCACGGGTGCGTGACGACGCCCTGCCCGAACGTCGCATCCTCGCCGATCAGCGTGAAGCCGCCGAGCGCGCTGAAGCTGCCGAGCGTCGCGCGATCCCCGACGACGCAGTCGTGCGCAATATGCACGCCGGCCATCAGGAGCGCGTCCTCGCCAATGATCGTCTCGACGAGGATGCCCTGATGGATCGTCGCGTACTCGCGAACGCACGCGCCGCGACGTACCACGACGCCCGCATCGCGCACGCGCGCCGTGACGGGCGACGGGTACGAGCCGCGATGCTGCGGCGGCGCGCCGATCGTCGCGTGCGCACCGACGTACGTATCAGCCTCGATCCGCGCCGGGCCCGTGATGACGGCATACGGCTCGATGATCGCACTCGGATGAATGTCGACGTCGCCGCGAATGATGATCGAGTCATGCAGCTGCACGAGCAGTCTCCGTTCCGGCGTCCTCGAGGATTCGCGTCACCGTCTCGAACACGCGCGTCGACACGACGCGACGATCACGAATCTGGTCGTACGCATCGTCCAGGCGGCGAGTGATGAGGTCCGTCTGGTCGGGCGCCACGTACTCGTGCACGCCCGTCTGCGTGTGGGTCACGAGCGTGTCGCGCGTCTGATCCCACGTCACCGCGCCCTCATCGCAGATGATCCGAATCATCCGCGACTGGGGCCCGACGGATCGCGCCGCGACGACCTTCGCGAACGCGCCCGTGCTGCTCGACAACGCGACACTCGCCGACACCGAATCACGCATCGTCGACGCAACGCTCCACTCCGTCGCGTCGTCAAGATCGACGAGCAGGCTCAGATCATGCACACACAGATCCGTCAGCACATCTTGCGAAGACCGGTCGAGGCTCGTCGTGCGCGTCGCGAACACGTGCTGCACGCACCCGAGCCTCGCGACGCGCTCTTTCGCGAGCTGCCACTTCGGCGCGACGAGCAGCGTGTAGTCGACGATCAGACGCCGATCCTTCTCCGCGAAGACGCGCAGCACGCGATCCGCGTCGCTCATCGTCGTCGCGCACGGCTTCGCAGCGATGACGTGCGCGTATCTCGTCGCGCTTGTCACGCACGCCTCGACGCTCTCTGAGATCGGCGTCGCGACGATCACGAGCTCGGGCTTCTCCGCGTCTATCGCGTCCTCGAGCGACGCGTACGCCTCGATGTTCGCCAGAGTCGCGATCGCGCGACGCGTCGCGATCGGATCAGCGATGCCCGCGAGGAAGTACTTGTCGTGCTCGCGGACGCGATCGGCGAGACGCGCGCCCCACGAGCCGTACCCGCACACAAGGGTCCGGATCACGCGTCCCACGCATTCACCTTCCGATTCCGCACGCTCCACTCGCTCACCAGCGGCACCTCGTGCTCCGCCAGGCCGTGATACCGCGCGTTGTGAATGCCGATGTTCCGCGCGTGCGACCACTCGTTCTTCCGCGCGAGATGAGTGTCCGAGTTGATCGTGCTCGAGTTGTCGTGCCCGACGCGCGCCGCGGAGTACGACACGCGCACGCCTAGGCGCCGAGCACGCTCCTCGTAGTCGATGTCCTCCATGTACGCCGGGTAGTACGCCTCGCAGAACAATCCGACGCGCTCCGCCGCAGCACTGCTGATCCACGCGCAGCACCATGGCGGCGAGCCGGCGAGCGTGATGCCTTCCGGATCAGCATCGCGCGACAAGTCGTCCCACGCTCCGGCCTCGAACCACGCGTCCGAGTTGAGAAGCAGCCATCCGCTCGCGAACGGCAATAGCTTGATGCCGAGATTCCAACTCGCGGGGACGCCGAGATTCGCCGGCAGTCGCAGCACGCGCACGCTCTCACGCTCACCCGCCTGGTACGCATCACCATTGTCGATCACGAGGATGCGCACGCCGAGCGGGATCGAGTCGAGGCACCGGTTGAGCAGGTCGTACCGGTTCAGGACGGGGATGATGACGTGGTCGATCACTCGGCTGCGAGCTCGGCGAGCAGGGGACGCCACGACTCGTCGAAGACCTTGTCGGCGTCATAGTTGGCGGCGAACGCGATCGCATCGTCTGAGTCGCCGCGCGGCTCGCGATACGCCGCATTCAGCGCGTCGACGATGCTGCCGACATGCGGCGTGAAGAACCACGACTTCTGCATCGGGTCCCAATCGGGCTGTCCCGCGACGAGCCAGCCGGGCCCGACGAGCTCGCTCGACGCGGCGAAATCACTGACGATCACGCGCGTTCCGCATGCCTGCGCCTCGATCGTCGGAATGCCGAACCCCTCCCCCATGCTCGTCTGCAGGCACACGTCAGCCATCGTGTAGAACGCGGCGAGCGACTCTTGCGGAATGCCATTCCGATACGCGAACTGATCGACGAACCGGATCTGCTCCGGCTTGATTCCCGCCGCCTTCGCGAGATCGTGCAGGTTGATGCCGCTCATCGAGCCGTGCGACTCGGTATGCATGTAGAGGATCGCGTCAGGCTTATCGAGCGCGAAGATGCTGAACGCGAGGAACGCCTGGCCGAACGCCTTCCGGCACGGCGCGATGCCCTTGTTCGCGCTATTCATCATCACCACGAACGCGTCCGCCGGGATACCGTGCAGCTCGCGCGGCGCGATCATCCCCGCCGGCGTCGACACGCTCCTGGTCGGCTTGAAGACCTTCTCGATCGCGTGCGGAATGTAGTGCGCCTTGATGCCGTCCACGTCGAGCATCTCCTGCCCGAATCGGCTCATCGCGATAGGCGTGACGTTCGGTCGGCGACACCACTCGCTCACTTCGGGCGGAGCGGGCTGATGATCGACCGGCACCCACGAGCAGATCCGCGGAATCTTCTGCAGGCTCTGATTCTGCAGGTAGACCCACACGTCGTAGAGCGTGAACACGACGCGCTTCGCGTCGGGCTCTCCTGCCGCCCACTGCATCGAGTACGCCTCCAGGACGTCATCCGAGTAGTTGGACAATCCACGCGGGAACAGGTGGATGCCGTCCCACTCGAGCATCGTGCCCTCGAGGCCGTAGTTGCAGGCGACGCTGACCGAGTGGCCCGCCTTGTGCATTCGCGTGACGACCTGGCTGGTCTGCGTGCCGTATCCCGTATTACTCCAGGGCGAGTTTGACGCCCACGTGATCCGCAGTCGCGACGCCGTCTTCTTGATCGGCGGCTTCGGCTTCGGAGCCGGCTTGCTTGGCGCCTTGGTGGCGCGACGATGAGCACGATTCATCGGTCTCCCTAGGATGGGTGCCAGCCTCCCCTCACATCGTGCGTGAGGGGAGGCTGGCGAGCGGTTCTTCTGAGTGGTGTCGCGTACTAGGACGCGGCGCCCTGGAAGTACTTGACGTGCGACGTCTGCGGCAGGTTGCCGTCGACGCGGATCTGCGCGCGGAACGTGACGAGGCCCTGGTTGAAGGCGAACTCGTCGGACCGGTCGAGCTGGAGGCCGCCGCCCGCGATGCGGACCATGTACGACTTCAGGTCGCCGAAGATGACCGACTTGTTGCCGGTGCCCGTCGACGCCATGTGCGGGTTCTCGTGCATCGGGTAGCCGAGGATCAGGTCGCGCTGGTCGGCGGACACGGCCGGGCTGAAGATGTAGTAGCCGCCGCTCGACTGGAGCTGGCGCATCTTCGAGATGCTGGACGCGTTCGCCATGAAGCCGGCGCCGGGGCGCTGACGCGCCGCGGTGTCGACCGAGTAGACGAGGTCCATGATGTTCGCCGCGGAGAACACGCCGGCGGTGCCGGTCGCGCTCGTGACGCCCGAGCCGGCGGCCGCGACGATGCCCTTGGGCTCGACGGTGCCGGTGCCGACGGTGAGCTTGTTGCCGACCGAGTAGCCGATGCCGTTCGCGGTCTGCTCGGCGAGGAAGCCGAGGATGTCGACGCCCGCGTCGGCGATCAGCTCCTGCGACAGCTGCGTGATGAACGCGTACTTGTACGCGCTCAGCGTGACGAAGCTGTTGAAGACCGGGTCGGACTCGCCGATCGCGGAGCCCTGCGCGAACGCCGTGCCGGCCGAGTACGTCGACAGGCTCGGGATCTGCAGCGACTCGCCGCCAGCGGTGTTGAGGTGCGTGGTGACGTTCGGGTCGAGCATCGGGCCCGTGTAGCGGGCCAGCATGAGGACCTGGTTGTAGAACGAGGTCGGGACCGGCGCGCCCGTCGACGTCGAGTAGACGTCGCGCTGCTCGGCGTCAGGGCCGAACAGGTGCGTGCGGATCTCGCCCTTCGCCATCGCGCGGAGGATCTCCGCGTCGCTCGAGGCGGGCTTGTGGTCGCGGACGACGCGCTCGATGCCCTCAGCGGCCTTCGCGATGCGCTCCTCGCGCTTCTCGGCCTCCTGCACGGACTCGATCACGGCGGCGCGCTGGTCGAGATCCGCGTTGATGCGGTCCCACTGCTCGCGCTCTTCGGCGGTCAGGTCGCGGGCCTCTGCGGCCGCGGTGTCGAGCAGCGCCTTGGCCTCGTGCCACGCCGACTGGCGCGCCTCGACCTGCTGCTTCAGGTACGTCTCGCTCATCGCGGAGACTCACTTTCGTCTAGAGGGTTTGCGCTTTGCAAATCAGGACCGCGGCTCCGCAGGCCCAAAATGCTCGCGCGGCTCCGCAGACGAGCACACACATTCTACAAACCCGCCGGACGTACAAGAACGCGTTCTTGTACTAGACGATCACGCGGCGATGCGCTTCGCGTCGAGCATCTGCTGCAGCTCGACGACGCTCGCGACGGGCTCGGGCTGCTTCTCGCGAAGCTTCACGACGCTCTCGGCGAGCAGGTCGGCCTGCTCCGTCGTCAGCGTCTCGCCACGCTCGAGCGCGTCCATCGCCGCGGCGAGCGTGTCCGCGTCCAGGCCGGTCTTGTCGGCCAGCGCGTCGACGCTCCGCACGGACGCCGCGGTCGCGGCGTACGCGGCGAACGGCGCGACCGAGACCTCGTGCAGGCGAATGTCGCGCAGCTCGCGATTGTTCTCGTCCGACCAGTAGTCACCGCCGGCAGGGACCGTGAAGCCGAAGCTCATCGTCGTGATGTCGCCACGCTTGAGGAGGTACGCGAGGTCGCGGCCTTCGGTCGTGTCGGGCAGATCCGCCTCGACACGCAGGCCCGTCGCGTCCTCCGACAATCGCAGCGTGCCGGCGCGACGCGACGCGAGCACGCGACCCGTGTCGTGATTCATCAGCAGCTTGATCTCGTTGCGGCTGCGAAGCGTCTTCGCGAACGCGCCAGGCTTGATGATCTCGGTGAACGGCAGCGGCTCGCTCGGCGAGTCGAACACGGCCGCGTACCCGTAGAACGTCATCCCGCCGGCGTCCGCGGTGTCGCTCATCTCGCGCATCTCGATCTGCGCGTGCTCCATCACGCGATGCTCAACGCCGTTGGCGTCCTCGTGCGCGCGCGTCACGGGCGCCGAGAACTCGATCGGCCTGCCCGTCCGCACCTTCTGATCCGGCACGACGTTACCCGTCGGGTCGATTGCCGCGGCCTCGTCGACGCTCGTCGCGCTCTCGGGCTGCGTCATCAGGATCTGCTGCTGCGCGCCGATACTCGACCGCAGCTGCCACGCCCACTTCTGGTGCGCGTCGATCCGCTCGGCGATGAAGTTGGCGATGCCCTGCTGATTCTCGACCTGCGACTGCGCGTACGCCTCCTGGTACCCGTCGAGGATGTCGTCGTTCAGGTCGAGCAGGCTCTGCGCCATCGCGGCCGGCGTGTCCGGCGTCAGCGCGGGCTCCGCGAGCTCGCGCAGCTGCTGGAAGTCGCTCAGGCGGAACGGCGCGTCATAGCCGAGCTTGAGGATGTTCTCGGCGATCGGGTCGATCGACGAGTCCGCGTCCTCGTAAATCGCTCCGAACAGGGAGTGGTACTCGGCGAATGCGGGGCCCTTCACGTTCCAGTGGTAGCCGTGCGCGATGAACTTGAACGCGACGACGTCGCTCAGCTGCTCCGCGAGAAGCGTGCAGAGGGTCTCGGGAGCCTCGAGGGCCTCCATCGCGTCTTCGATCGTCTGATCCATGTCCATCGGTAGGGCCTTTGTCTCTACGACTGCGTCGGGCCGATAAGCATCGGCGAGGGGTTTCACGGTATCGGGAAGGCTTGTCGGATCGACGCTCGGCACGCCGAGGTCCTCGTACGCGGCGCGAACGTCAGCGTCATTGTCGATCGCGAGGATCACGTCGTACGTGTCGAGCAGCGCTCGCATCGTGTCGCGCTTGTACGCGATCGTGTCAGCGCTCGTGTTGTTCGTGAACAGCATCGCGTACTCGACGTCGAGATCGTCGAGGAGCGCGGCCGTCGCGTCGCGCTCGTCTTCGGTACGCCCCGTGATGATGACGATGCTCGCGGGGATCTCTTCGAGGAACGCGATCGTCTTGTCGATCGGGTCGCGCCCGTTCCGCACGATCGTGTCATCCACGTCGCACACGACCAGCACCGGCTTGTCGCTCGCCGGGTCGAGCGCGCGATTCGTGTCAGCGTCGAGCTGCGTGACCTTCCGCTCGGCCCACGCGCTCGCGGTCTCGCCGCCCCACAAGAGGAACGCGACGTAGCCGGGCGTCTCCTCGCCCGCCTTATCCCAGCCCGGCTTCTTGTCGACGGCGTGCCGCGCGAACCACGCCGGCATCTTCCGAACCTTCGTCTCGCTGAGCGCGCCCTTGCTCGCCATGATTCGCGCATCCGCGATCGTCGCGCGGACCAGACCATCACCGCCACGACCAGCCTCGTACAGGTCGAGGCCCTTACGCGCAGCCGCGGCGATCGTGCTCGTAACGGTCAGGCTGACCGCGCGCGTCTCGAAGCGGCGCGAGCGAATCAGCTCCTCATCGCCGATCGCGAGGCCCTGCATGATCGCCTTGCGCTTCGCAGCGCGCGATCCCGCCTCGTCCGTGTACGTGTAGCAGTGCCCAGCATCGCCCCACTTCCACCCCGACTCGCCGCTCATCGTGCACTCCTGGACAGGCACTAGGCACCCACCTGGTACGCGCTGAGCGGGTCTTCGGCGTCGATCTGGCTGATCGGCTGCAGCATCACCGTCGGGACGCCGGTGTGCGCGATCGCGGGCAGGCCGAGCTCGGCGAGGACGGCCTGCGGCTCGAAGCCGGACTGGATCAGACGCTGCGCGATCATCGTCTTCTTGTCGAGGTCGGCGAGATTCGCCGCGTCCAGATCCATCGAGTGCAGCGGCACGCGGACCGTGTCGCCACCATCGACGGGCGCCATGTCCTCGAGCGTGCGCACATCGTTGATCGAGAACGCGCCCGCGGCCAGCATCGTCTGGTAGTACGCGGACCTCGCGGCCGAGTCGCCGCGCATCAGCCCGTCGACGTTGTACTTCACGAACACGCCCTGCGGCAGGAGCCGCGTGAACGCCTGCTCGAGCTTGTAGATGTACGGGCGCAGCGTGTGCACCACGAAGTTGATGCTGTTCTGCTCGAGCGAGTTATACGACGCGGCGCCCGGCTCGATCACGCCGAGCATCGACGGAGGCACGCGGAACGCGCGCGCGATCTCCTCGACCGCGAACTTCCGCGACTCGATGAACTGCGCCGTGTTGTTGTCCGGCGTCGTCCGCTGAAACTTCGCGCCGCCGAACAAGACGCCCGTCCGGTGACTCTTCCGCAGGCCCTTGTGCTCGTTCTCAAACGCGTTGGCGAGATCGAGCGCCTGCTCCTTCGTCAGGTTCCCCGGATACTCGATGATCCCGCTCGAGTTAGACCCCGAGAAGAATCGCGCCGCGAACTGCTCCAGCGCGCTCGCAAGACCCAGATTCTCCTTCACCAGGTCGACGCGGCTCTTCCCACGCAGCTGGCCCGGCAGCACGAGTTCCTTGATGTGCAGCATCTCGTCGTGCGTGATCGTGTCGCGATTGTCGTAGATGTAGAGCGGCCGAGCCCCGTCGCTCGTCCTCGACACCTGCACCTTCAGCGGATTCAGCACGATCAGGCCAGCGATGCCGCGCTCGTCGCGAAGCACGCGAATGAACGCGTTCCCGTTCAGCAGCATGCTCGCGATCGCGAGCTGCGTCAGATCGCTGAACGTCACGCCGATATCCGGCATATCCAGCCACTCGGGCTTCGGCCGGTACGGACGCCGCGTCCCATTCACGCGCTGGAACGAGTCGACCGGGAGCGTGCTGATCGAGTCCGCGATGATCCTCACGCACGCATAGACCGCGTTGACCTTGAGGACGTTCTCCTGGTCGATGACGACGCCAGAGTTTGTGGAGAATAGGATCGAATCGCCCGACGCGAACAGCGTCTGATACGAGATCGCGCGCTTCTCCGCGCCCGGCAGCAGATTCCCGAGCACTACTCAGCCGACCCTTCGGCGAACACTCGAGCACGCTCGTACGCGAGCGCGAGCAGCACGATACTCGCGCCCAGAACGATCAAACCTGCAGGGATGCTCATCATCATCACGCCCGTCACGAGCAGCCCGAGCCCGAGGATCTCAGCTGCAAGGATCATTGTGAAATATGGTAGCGAACGCGACTACCACGAATAGAAGCCTGGTACTACAACTTCTTCGGCCTGCAGCGTTGATCCGTACACCGCCATCACGCACGCCACGAGCGCGTCGATCTTCTGCGTCTGCCTGACCTTCGATACGCGCCAGCCACGATCCGTCATCTGCGCGCCCGCACCGAGCACGTGACTCGTCAGCTCCGCATCTGTCCCGGCATGCACGATCCGGCCCTCCTGCAGAAGTGTGTAGAAACTCTGATACGCGGTCGCCATCGGCGCGCTGTTCTGCGCGAGCAGCACCATCGTCACGCCATGATCGTGATCGAGAACCGTCGCTGACCGCTCGAAGAATCGCGGATCGTAGAACACGCCCGACACGTTGCACCGCTCCGCCACGCTCAGGATGTGCGCCTCGACGTCGAGCAGGTTCACGTTCACGCCAGGCTGCGGCATCCACACGCGCGACTCGACCACGATCTTGTCATCGTCGGGCCGGCGCCACGCCGCCACGACCGCGCTCGAGTCGTGCACGATGCCGATGTCGACACCGAGCGTCACGCGACTCCCGTCCGGGATCGTGACGCCCCGCTCGATCGCGGCCTGCCACCAATCCGCGTGAATCCACGCCTTCGTGCCCGCGACCCACACGCACCCGTGCAGCTGCAGAACCTCCTCGTTCGACAACTCGGGATTCGCCGCCTGCCTGGCAAGGAACTCCGTCGTGATCCACGATGCGGGATTCGCGAGCTTCATCGCGTCGACATCGTGCGGATCACGCGTCGGCGCCGAGTAGTTGTAGACCAGCGTCCGCGCGTCAAAGTTGCGACTGATCGTCAACCCCGGATGCTTCTCCAACTCGCCAAGCGCCTCGTTCTGATCGATCATCCTGCCGAGAATCGACGCCTCGCGCTCATTCGCATCCCCCGCAGTCGTGATCGTGAACACCTGCGTGTTCCGGCGCGCACCACCACCCGTCGTCAACGCGGCCCACGCCTTCCGCTGCGACGGCTTCGTCCACGCATGCAGCTCGTCGCAGATCACGAGACTCGGGTTGTACCCGTGCAGATTGTCCGCGCTCGACGCCATCCGCAGGATCTTCCCACCACCATCCGCGCGCGCGATCTCGCCCTGGTACTCGCGCAGCACACTCAACTCGAGCAGCTCGGGCGAGCGCCGAATGAACCCCACACAAGCGTCGAAGAGTCGGCCCGCCTGCTTATCGGACGCGGCCGCAAGCAGGATCTCCGGCTGCGTCTGATCGTTGAAGAGCCGGTAGAGCGCGTACGCGGCCAGCATCGTCGTCTTGCCCTGCTTCCGACTGACGCAAAGCGCCACGCTCGAGAACGCCGGCGTGCTGCCCGACTCGTCCATCGACGCCAACGCCTCACCCATGAACTCGAGCTGCCACTCCTCCAACACCAGCGGCTTCCCCGCGAACTGGTCGACCGACTGGATCAGGAAGTGCTCGCACCACTTCGCGAAGTGGCTCACTCGATTGCTCTTCGCATACGCGCGCCAACGCACTACGACGCAACCTCCGACACATCACCCGGCGCGAGCTCCAACACCGGCCCAAGCGCGTCGACCTGACGATCCGGCGCACTCGACGCGCCAGGTGGACGACCAATCGTCGAGCGCTTCACGGCCGCCGGCTCCAACTTCAATGCCTTTCCGAACCGCGCGGCATCCGCCTCCGCCTCGCGCAGCATCTTCACCAGCGGATGCGGGATCATCGTCCCGTTGTTCACCGTGTACAGCTTCGGCCGACCATACGACTCCCACTCCGCACGCAGCTCGTCAGCCAGATCCACCGCCCTCGCATACCGAACCGCGGCGTCCACGAACCGGTCCCGATCCGCCAGCTGCTCGATCGACGCAAGCGCGACGTCGAGCGCGCGAGCGCCAGCCAGCGACAAGCCGAGCTTGACGCTGGCAACCGAACCCCACTGAGGGCCCTCGTTTCCATCCTGCACGTTGTGGGGCGGGAATTAGCG